TGATTATAAAAACTATATCAAGAATACCGAACTGTGCAATATTATTGATAGTTTTCTTGTAATGGAATTCTTTGCTGATACGATGCACAGACCAACTTTTGATCTGAAGCGATTCTCTCAGACTGAATATTTTGATCATATTAACTCTTTGCTCAAGGATCGAGGTATTGATAATCTTGATAGTAAAGAACTTAAGAAGAAAAATGTACAGTACAACACTCTTATAAATATTCAACGTGAGATGTTTGATCATTCTGATGACGTTGAGACATATACTAAATTGTTTAAGTCTGAGACTAAAGTGACCAAGCATAAGTTGGCTAAGGTGGCAGACTTGAAGAAAATTCTTAAAGTCGAGGTTGACAAGAACCCGATGTTGAAGTATATTATGGGAAGCAACCAGCATAACGGCAATCTTAGAGATTTGGACAGCAAGAATAATCCTATCTCTCAATTTGCTGATTCTTACTACGGTAAGAAAAATACTGCATGGGTTGAGAGTATGGATAGTGACAAGGTTGAGTTGTTTAAGATTCAGTTGAGTAGTCTCATTAAGTAAATTTCACAGGTAACAAAGGAGTTTTAATTATGGCCGTTCCGTTTATGTTCGTTGATGGCAACCTTACGGTTGTTCTGAATAATAAGAGTTATCAGGTTTTGCCGGATCATATTAACTATAAGATGATTCTTGAGGCACTTCCTACTGCAACTGCTGATGAGTTGCTAACAATTGTTGATGTTGAAAAGGCAGTCGCCGCATTTAGCGATGGTCTTGTTGAGATTAAGAATGGACAGGTCACTTATGAGGGTGATGTTGTTCATGGTAGTATCAGCAAGCGTATTCTGGAGTTTATGAGCAAGGGTCTGCCTTTCCAGCCTCTTGTTACATTCCTGAATAATCTTATGGAAAATCCTAGTATGCAGAGTCAGAAGGAACTTTATGATTTCCTTGAGCATGAGCATCTGCCTATTACCGAGGATGGTCATTTCCTTGCCTACAAGGCAGTCAGGAATGATTATATGGATAAGTATCGCGGAGTTTTCGACAATCATGTTGGAAATGTTTGCGAAATGACACGATCAAAGGTTGATGATGATCGTGGTCGAGGTTGTTCTAATGGGCTTCATGCTGGTGCATTGAATTATGTGGCCGGTTATGGTAGTCTTGAGTCTGGCGATAAGATTGTTATCGTTAAGATTAATCCCCGTGATGTTGTGAGTGTTCCTAGTGATTGTAATTTTGAGAAACTTCGCACTTGCCGATATGAAGTTGTCGGAGAGTATCAAGGCGAACTTCTCAAGCCACTTTATTCGGCTAGTCTAGACAACGGTGTTGATTATGACTACGAAGAAGATGAAGAATATGATAACGATTATGATTGGGGATGGAATGATGACGACGATGAGGATGATGGTGCTTACGCTGAAGATTATGATGACGAGGAAGATTACGACGATTACAACTGATTCTTAAAAAAGAAAGTGGAGTTTGGTGACTAAGATCATAGCCTCTAGTTGATAAACTCAACAAACGCTATGTGAGAGAGGTTCGATTCCTCTCCCGCTATTTTGCTGATAATGATAGTAATGGGTTTGCTATCCCGGCATGGTTAATTAATCACAGGAATAAAGATTATGTTTAATGGAAATCTTGGTTTTAATCCTTACGACAAGAACACAAATAATGCTTTTGACGATGCTCATTGTAAAATGAGAGGACAGTTCATTATGTCTTTTGGTAGTCAGCAGATTTATTGCTACAATGGTAATCCTCGCAAGAAGATTAGTAGCATGGCTCATACTGACAACCTAACAACAGCAGTTCATGCTAATCTGAATAACGATTCAGACGTTTACTTTTATGTTAATGGTGGACGAAAGCAGTATGCTATTAACGAAGTACGAGCCTGCTTTGTTGATATTGATGCTGGTCGAGACTCTAGTGGCAATTATCTACCTTCCAAGGAAGTAATGGCTAAGAAGCGAGAATTTCTTGATAAGATCAATAATTTCCCCGTTAAACCTAGTTGGGTAGTTGATACTCGTAATGGATATCAAGTCTATTGGGTTCTTGATGGACTAAGTAGAGAGTCTCTTAACAAGACTCGCTGGAACGGTATTCAGAAGAAACTAGTAAATTACTTTGGTGGAGATGCAAGAGCCATCAAGATTAATCAAATTTATCGTGTTCCTTATACTTGGTGGCGTAAGTGCTGGGAGAAGAAGGCTCCTTATTACTCTACTATTCTACAAGGTTCGTCTGGTCAGACAATTAATGTCAAAGACTTGATTGAGGCATTAACTGGTCAACCAGCAACGGTAACTATTGTTCCTAACGCAACAAGTGATGCTTGGTTTGAACAGTGGCGTAAAACATACAAGAAGTCTGATATTACAGGAATTCCTGTGACAGTTGATGCTGCTCAAAAGATTTTGAATGAACTAAATAATCAGAAGGCTGTTTACTCTAATAGTAGTGCTGATTATTGCGGTCAAAAGAATACTAAGGATAGCGTGTGGGGAGACTTTAACAAGAAACTCGACAACACTAATCAGTATGGTGAATATAAGTGCAACAAGTCTTTTAATAATAATTACGAAAAGGCTTATGGTGATCCGTCGCCAGTGCTTCCTTCTCACGCTGGTGACAGCGGTTTAGATTTGAGTGAGTCCCAGGCCAAACTCTTAAAAACCGTGGTCGAGTACCTCAATCAAGCGTCTACAGCGTTGTATTTCAGTAACAACCGATTCCTTTCTGGTGCTGCCCGTGATCTGGCAAACCAGATTAGTGATCAATTCTGTATTGGATAATCATGCACGAGCCTTACGACGACGATATTCCTGACGATCCTTATAAATTCTATTTTCAGTTTGATACTGAATGGATCGGAAAGTATATTGATGAGATAGTCAAGAAGTTGTCAGAGTCAGGCTGGGATTATAAGATAACTAATATAGAGGGATTTCCATACAAATCGTTACCTGTGAGTAGTTGGTTCTCCAGTACAGCGGGGGATAAAAACTCCCTGTACTTGGGGAACAACTATTGGAATGAGGGCATCTGGAAAAAGAAACATTTTATACACAATCAACTACAAAACGAGTATGTTTTACATTTACAAAGTCATGTTAGGCATGTGGTTAGTCAGCCTAGATACTATAATGGCTTATATGAAATACTTAATTAGGAAAATTTATGAATAATGAATGGTTTATTATAAAAGACTTAGACGGATTTATAAACTCTTCTAGAGCATTAGTTTTTAATAATTTTGGGACCAAATCAGAAGATTCAGATTCGTTATCGTTACAAATTGACGAAGTAGATAAAACAGAATTAGACTCTGTTCTTTCTTTTGAAGAATCAAAAGTTATTGTATCTGACCACATAAAGAAACAAAAACATAAACTAAACAAAGATATTAGATATACTCTAAATGAAAAAATATTTTTAGACATTATCACATCGCTAAATGATAGAATGGTTAGTAACATTTTAAACAGTCTAGTGAATAAGGGTTTTGTGGAAACTGGTTACGACGAAGAATCAAACGATTTTGTTTTCTGGGTGTCAGATGAATACAATAAAAAAGAAAAACCTGAAACCGATTGATACAGATGTTCATCTAAAATATAGATGTCCAAATGACGATTGTGGATCTTTGCATTGGCTATCTTTAAAGGAAAGTCAAACAAAGAATTTTAAAATAGTATGTGATTGCGGAAGCGTTTTTATACCCAAAAGAATTAAGAATATACATATAAACTTTTGCGAAACAGTATCAAATAAGACCGAATCTAGAGAAGATGAACCACAAAAAATTAACTTTGACTTAATCAAAAACTGTGTTAAAATTCTGGTTGGTTACGGATTTACTGACCAAGAATCAGAAGATATTCTAATCAAATGTCATAAAGAAAATCTAAAACTTGGATCTGCTGAATTAATCAAATTTGCTTTACAATCTATTGGAGGATAATTCATGGCTAATAGTATCAGACCGTCTACATTTGATGAAATAATTGGACAGGACACCGTGATAACTCGTCTAAAGGTATCTGTGATGGGTTGTAAAAACTCAGGCACAGTGATGCCTCATGTTTTAATAGACGGCCCTCCTGGCCTTGGCAAGACCACTATAGCGAGTGCCATAGCGAACGAGTTGGGGGTCAACCTTTATACTACCAACGCGGCAAATATTCGTAGTATCAAAAATATTATTCCATATATTATGGGAATTGAACCACGATCAGTATTGTTTATTGATGAGATTCATAGGCTGCCAAAGATTGTGGAAGAATTTCTTTATCCTATCATGGAAGATTTTGTACTAAATATTACAGTTAAGAACGACGAAGATAAAGATGTACCAGAAAAGATTGAACTTCCTATGTTTACTTTTGTGGGTGCAACAACCAGTGGAGGTAGTTTAAGTCAACCATTTTATGACAGATTTCAAATTAAAGAACATCTAAGTTTTTATAGTGATGATGATTTAGCTAAA